AAACGCGACGCCCCGCCCCTATTGAATTCCCCATCACTCTCATTGCACGCAAAAGCACCCCTTATGCATACACATAAGGGGTGCTTTTGAATGCGTGTTCAGTGGCTATGGGCGCCTTTCATAGTGCGTTGTGAATGTTAATTCAGCGCCTAAGTTATCTGCTGCTTTACGCAACAGTTCCTTAGCTGCGTCATGCGTTGCTTCTGCGTTCTGCCACAGTGCGTCAATTTTCCACCATTGACGTTCGGCTAGTCTCGTGAGCATGTATGCACGAATGTATTCGTTCATCCTTCACCATCCAAGGTTCGTGCCGGCAGGGAATGCGTACATTTTCTCAAGGTCAACCGTGCTGTACGGCGCCGATGTATCACGCACGGTCAGCATGCCGCGATTAGTCGACAACACGGTGCCGAACCAATTCATTTCGGGCCGTGCAGGGTCTTCGCAGATGAGCACGGTGTTACCGATGCGGAACGGGTTCGTGGTGGGGATGTAGGGGCCGGCGGTGTGCTGACCGTTACCGGGCATGTTGATGCGGACAGCTGCGGTGATGAACACGGCCGCAGCCGCCCCCACCACGAGGGCGATGACTGCTATGGGAAGAAACATCAGCGGTTCCGTTCGGTATGGGTATAACGCAGCTCACGTGCGCCGTTCATGCAAGGCTGGAAGGGCTGTGCGTTGCAGTGTGGGCACGTGATGAACATGGGTGCGGTGTAGGTGCTGACGTGTTCCATCAGAGCATCACAACGCTGAGGTTCAGCTCGACTCGTGCAACTGGTGTACCTTCGGGCTTTGACCAGGGCAGCATGCTGCCAGTGGCGGGCGTCCACGCGTCGGCACGGTACACGCTGTGACCACCGTCACGGCGTTGCACGATGATGTACGGGCACCAATGCTCCGGCTTGACGACCGCCGGCTGAATGATGGTCATGTGCTGCTTCGCGGTGTTGATCGCGTAGTCGATGGTGTCTTCCACAATGGCTCCTCGTATGCATCATTAGTTGCGGTGTGCTGATGGTTCTATAGTACACGATGCATCAACGTGTGTTGATGCTATTTGGTAACGGATGCATAACGACGGTGAGCGGCTTGCGCGCTCACACCGAGCGCGTTGCCGACCTGTTCCCACGTCATGCCATCCTCACGCATCGCTTGCACAGTCTCTGTGCGAGCGCGTGTGATGGCGAATTCCAACAGTTTGAGGTCAGCCAGGTAGCCGGCTGCCGTGTCGTTCGTACGCACATACAGCGCGAATCCGTCCAGGTGCTCGCGTGCCACTGTGTACGGCGTGCGCGTCACCACGCACGCCCCGTGTCACGTGATGCGTACAGCGCAATCATGCCGAGCGCGATCAGCGTGCAAGGGATGCACGCGTTACCGTCCAGCTCCCGCATGAGATCGTTCTTCAGTCGCGCCGTTGCACCGCCCGCGAGCGGAACCGGTGTCAGCTCGGCGCCCGACAACGCGGTGCGGGTGTTGCACATGAGACCCGACGCGCCGTGCAACATCAGGTGCGTGCGCCGCTTCGGCCGACGCACCACAACGAGATCATTCGACGTCATGCCGGGGTCTCCATGAAGTGCAGACCGATCGACAGCTCGGCGATGATGTCAAGGCATTCTTCGCGGTTGTCAAGCCAGCGCATTGCGCTGTCTCCGGGAAGCGCCTGATCAGTGCCAAGGCGCTTGATGCGCTGCAACAGCTCCTCGGCGGCAGCTTCGATGCGCTCCTGCGTCGGGATGACGGGTGCGGGTGCGGTGTTCATGGAATCAACAGTAGTTGATGCATACGGGTATGGAACCCCCTATTCAAGGGTGATTCGAAACCCGTTTAGTAGACAGACCGTTCTGTCGACCGGGCAGGGGTAGACAGACCGGTCTGTCCACCGGCCACCGGCGCGGCCACGCGAACGAGCGCGCCCACCCACACGCACGAAAGAATGTCAAGTCTTGACCCTTTTCCATTTTCAGATTAGGATTAGAAGGCTAACCTGTAACTTGCTGGGCGCTGGGTGCGGGTAGCAGGAAACGGCACCCCTACGGTTCGAATCGTAGTGGTGCCGTTTCCCCATGCGCCGTCGAGCTAGCGTGACGCCCCGCGAACCGTTACCCGCAGCTCATGCTAGAACAGCTTCGGGTGCATGTCCATCAGCCCGGGCGCCATCCGCAGGTAGTGATCCGACTGCCGCGGGCACGTGCACTGTGCCACCTCACCGGCGCGCGGTCCGGATCGGATCGTCACCGTATGCGTGGTGACATCAGGCGTCGTGACGTATCCCCGGCTCGTGTTCCGTACTCCCACGCGTGCAACCGTACCGCAGCTCGTGCAGAAGCAGGTCCGCGATCAGCTCGCCGGGGTTCGTCGAAGTAACCGGGCGCCAACAGTTCGGACAACGGCCGTACATGCATCCACCTTCGACACCCACATCGGCCAGTACAACGAGAAGGTCAAGAAAAGCACCAAGGCCGCCACGATCCATGATGCGACGATGATAACCCCGCCGATAGCAGGGTCGTTCACTTGATGCGAACCGGCTGCCCGACGTGCACCACGTACTCAGGCGGCTTGATGTCGGGGTTCAGCTTCTTGATCGTGTCGAAGCTGATGTGCGACCGCGATGCAATCGCGATCAGCCCCTCACCGTTTCGTGCGGGCGTCGTGATCGCTCGCGCCTTCGGCGGCGTCGGGATCACCGCGTTCTTCTCGATGAACGCGAGCGGATCGAACACGTCACCTGAGATCACTCCCAGGTCGTCCGGCGACATCGTGAAGTGCAGGTGCGGGCCGACTGCCGCCGAACCGGTCTCACCGGTGTGGCCGATGCGGGCGCCGCGCTTGAGCTGCTGCCCCACCTTCGCGATCGTGGACGACAGGTGGCAGTACCCCGAATACACGTCGTTGCCGGGGCCGTGGAAGTAGTGCCGCAGCACCACGACGTTGCCGAGCACGTCGCTCCACATGACCTTGACGACCTCGCCGTTGGCGACGGCGGGCACGAGCGCGTTCGCGCCGACCTTGAAATCGACGCCGCGGTGCCCCTGCGACCCGTACAGGTCCCGGCCGTTCACGACCTGATGAATGCCGAACCGGTTCCCGATCGTCGACTTGGCGAACGGGAGCTGGAACGCGTCGGCGAACAGGATCGTCACGACTGACCTCCGAGGTTGATGGGCGGCGGAAGGATCTGCGTCGCCTGATCGTCCGGCGCCGAACCCTTGAGGAGCTGCGACAGCGGCACGTCGGGCGCCTGCTTCGGCTGCTGCACGGGGATCGCACCGGTTACGATGGTCTCCACCGCGCCGCTCGTCGTCGTCGTGGACGTGCGCGAGTCGTCGGACGAACGCGTGGTGATGATGTGACCGGACGACGGGAAGATGTAGCCGCACGCGACCGCAACGAGGTACGGCCCCCACTGCTGCACCTCCGGCGTGATCGGCACGTGGTAGCTCGCGAGGATCGTGACGAAGATGCCGAAGATCACACCGCCACCGGCGCCCGCGGCGACCTTCGGCTCGATGTCGGTCAGTCCGCGCTTCACCACGCCGCGCGTGATGCTCACGAATTCGTCGCGTGCAATGGGGATCATCGGGGGCTCCTCGGATCGATGCGGGGTACGTCGCGGGTCGGTTCTCGGCGTCGGCCCGCGCCACGACTCCAGTCTGCCGGTTCGCTGGGCTCAGGGCGTGTCGACGCGCCGCCGAGCGCCAGGTGGCGGGCTGTTTCGGCCACGCTGACCTCTTTGAGCACCCCGCCTGAGAAGTCGCGCGTGACGGTCTGCTCGCGGGCTGCCGTCGCATCCTTCCGCACCCTGCGGAGGAGCCGGACGCCCCATACGAGGAGGAACGTCATGACGGGGATCAGCGCGCTCCCAACACATGCGGCAAGCGTTCGGAGCACGTCGAGCTGATGGGCGGTGAACGATTCGAACGGCGCGATGAGCTGATGCAACAGCTCCGCAACCGCATTCACCTGTCCATCGCCGGTTCTCCTAGATCGCACCATTCATCTTCGGAATGATCGCAACCTATTATGCAATCGCAATCTACTTCGATGATAACGCAAAACCCGGTGCGACTCTCGCAATCGCACACCATAGAATGACTCACTGCTTCCTATTGAACAAGTCGAGGAAGATGTTCTCCGCCTGCGGCGAGTCGAATTCCATTCGGCTCATCCTGTATCCGGTACGCATGCGAACGATCACATCGTCGTTGTACATGAGCAGCATCTTGCCCTTGTCCATCTTGTGCGGCACGAGCGTGAACGTGAGCTGATTCGCGGGCAGACTCCGGGACACGTAATACTGATTCCCGACGAGATCGTGCCACACCGAGATCCATCCGAAACGGGTCTCCAGGTTGAATTGATGCTTCGCTCGTTCGTTCTTCGGGCGCACCAATTCCTTCCGGTTGTCCACGAATTCGTTTCCGACCGCATACTTCGTGTACTCCGGGGAGAACGTCTTCACAAACTCACCGAAACGGGTCTCGAAGAACACGGCAGCAAACTCCTCCGAACGCGGGAAATGCACCGCGACGAATCCGCCCGGGTTCTTCGGCGACTTCGCGTAGACCTTCACTTCCTTCTCGCCTTCGTCGGGCGGCGTGATGCCCCACTCGATGAAGTACGGGTTCATCATTGACACCGCGTTCGCGAGCATGATGACGCGAGTCTTATCCTGCCCGCGATCGACGGTGCTGTAGAAATTCTGTAGCACCTCCGCCTCGTTGATGATGTAGCGGAGGAAGCCCTTCTCCAGAATGAACTCATCGAAGATGATCAGCGTCACACGGTGGTAGCTGATTGACTTGTTCTTCTGTGCGGTCGTCAATGCAACCGCGTAACCCATCGTTTCCCACGTGCGCTTCTTCGCGTCGCGCTCCGACGCGGGCGACGCCTCGAACGTGTTGCCGTTCGCGCGGAAATCCCAATCCGGGTATTCGTGCTGGATGTCAGCGAAGAACGTCTCACGTGCGACAAGCTCCTCCGTGAAACGACGGAGGTAAATGAACATATCGCGCTTCTCGATCCACTTATCGATCGCGAGCTTCTTCGCCCCGTACGACTTGCCGATACCGCGCCCGCCGACCGCCATGTTGATCACGGCGTTGCAGGACAGAAGGCGCCCGAAGCTGTAGTACGGGTACTTGACCTTCTGCGGTCCGGCTTCGACGCGCTGTTGCGCCGCGAGCTTCTGCTTCGACGTGTTCGCTGCGCCATGCTGATGGTGCTCGATGAACTCGATGTCCTGCGGCGGTGCGATCGTCACGTCAGCTCCTAGTGCGGCATTCCGAGGAAGTAGTCGGGGTAGCCCGCGCTCCCCGGTGCGGCATCACGCTGATTGTACTTCTGTCGATGTGCCGCACCCCAATTGTACTCCTCCATGTGTACGGACCCATCAGCCGCCACGCTTTGAATGTAGTTGATGTGGCCGAACGATCCGGCTTTCGAACCGAACCATCCGAGCATTCCGGCAGTCGGGGATTCGCTCACCGTCCACCCGTGTGACTGCCAATCGTCCTTCCACCCGATCGCGTTGCCGTTCGTGATGCGAAGGTTCGCCCACGTCCACCGCCACGGCGCCGACGTGTGGCCGGTGTCCCTATTGCATCGCCATGCGGCAAAGTCGGTGCAATCGCGGTACGAATAGCGAAGCGGGGAATACGATTCCGTGGGGGCGTTCGGCCACGGGTAATCATCGACGGCAGCGGCCGACGACCCGGGCGTTGCATGCGCATCGCCCGGGTCGTCGTTCTCACCACCGGCGCCCTGCTGCACGCCCTGTGCGCCGATCGGAAGCCACACCCCGCGACCCGTCGCCGCGCACAGAAGCGTCGTGCCGTCGTCGAGCTTGACCGCGAGTTGATTCCGAACTTGGCGAACGGACGTAATAGCGGGCATCGGTCAGCCGAACCGCTTCTGTGACAGGAGGTTGTGCAGCGGCCCGCCGCCGAGCGCCGTGACCGTGACGTAGCACGTGAATGCGGGCGTGAAATTCGCGTTCGTGCAGTACAACGCGCTGTTGAATCCCCACTGCGGATCTCCGACGTTGTTCGAATCGAGATCCTGCGTCCGTCCAATCTCCACGATCGACGCCTGCGAACCGTCGAACTGCGAACGCTGCACGAGGAGCACCGCGTGGAACTCGTACCCCGGCGCCTGCACCGTCACGGCGACGAGTGAAATCGACGCGGCCTCGAAATAGGCGCCGTCGGCCACGACGGTCGGCGTGTTCTTGAGCGTCGCGAACGAGCTGATCGGCTTCGGCTCGAACCACACCGTGCCGCCCTCGTACGCGATCTTGTTGCACAGCATCAGGCGGCCGAGTCGCATCGACCCCGAACCGAGCCACATGATCTCGCCCGCGTACATGACGTAACACAGGTTGCCGTCCGAAATTGCCATGTCGGAATCGCTCGCGGACGGGTGCCCCTCGCAGCGAATGGTGCCGTAGAACGACACGCCGCGCCCGGCTGCACGAGCTTGCGAGCCGATGCGGAACAGCTTCGCGCCCGCCGCCTGGAACCACACGGTGAACGACATCGGCGCGTTGTACGGAACGCCGTTCTTGTCGATCTCCACGACCGCGTTCGTCGAATCGGCGGGCAGGTTGATCGTCGTGTTGCCGACGACACCCGACCCGTGGAACGACTCAACCGTGTTGTCGACCTGATAGCGGATCGGCGTGTAGCACCCGCTGATGTCGCCCTCGAACGTGTTCAGCTCCGTGAAGTCGCCCTGAGTCGCGTCACCACGCTCATTCCAGAAACGCACACCTTCTGAAAACGCACCGTCGATTTTCACTCGGCGTGCTTCACAGCCCGTCGTTCCGCTGAACGCGAGGGCAATGCCGTTACTCGTGCCCGCTGCCGACGTGATGCGCACGTGCTCGATGCCGCCGCCACCGATGCCGCCCGATCCGCCGTTGAATTTCACGACCGGCTTGGCGGACGTGAAACCCTGGAGCGTTGTCGCCCGCATGCCCTTGCCGACGAGTCGAACCTGCGGGAACTGCGGGTTGAAATCGAGGTTGCACAGGTACGTCCCCGACTGGAGATGCACCGTGCCACCGATGACGTGCACCGGTGCGATGACGGCCATCAGCGCGGCGGTGTCGTCCTGCCCGTTGCCGAGCGGCGCCGGTGCAGTCACACCGTCCGCGAAATGCGCGTGCAGCCAGTCTCGCGTCTGCGAGCTGACCGCGTTCAACACGGCCAGGATGAGCGGGTCCGCAACCGGGATGTCGGCGTTGATCACCTCGTTGACCGCAGCGTTGAGCGCCGCCGTCACGATGCTCGACTGTTCGGTGAGCGCCTTGTTCACCGTGTCGATCATCGTGTCGACGTTCTGCTGGAAGATCGCTGCCGCGCTGTTGTCCTGGAGGTACGGCACGAGCACGTCGCGGAGCCATGTCCGCATGTCGGACAGGATGCCCTCGAACGAATAGCCCGACTGGATGCTGAACGGCTGCACGTCGGGCAGGGGCCGCAACACGATGGTGCCAAGCCCGGCGCTGCCGATCGGCTGAACGATGGTCACAGGATGCCTCCAAGCATCGGAAGGGGACGGGAGAGGTCGTACGACGGCATGATCTCGCGTCCGTCGCCGCGAACGAGCATGAACAGCTCGTTCACTTCCGGCACGATCATCATGTTGATGTTGAGAAGCGTGGCACGGTAGTTGTTCAACAGCGTGGACGCCGCGCCCTGGAACCCGGACGTGTGCGAGAGTGCTTCGAGCTTCGAGAGGGTCGAGCCGGACGTGTCCTGCTCCGAGGTCGTCGTGCTCGTTGCAGTCGATGTCGCATCGGCAGCACTCGTCGCGTAATCGCCATTCCCGCGCAGGAGTACCGCGGGCGTGTCGGAATTCACGTTGCGGGCGCCGGACGTCGACACGACCTCCGAATTGCCTTTCGCGTTGTTTGCGTTCGTGTCGGTGCTAGAATCGTTGCGATTCGTCGTGAGATCGAACGTCGCCAACTCCTTCCCGATGAGAAGGTCTTCCGTAGCGAACAGTTTGTTGTAATACGGCATGATCTGCCGCATCTTGAGGCGCAATCGCCGCATGAACAACGGCACGGTCTCCAGCCCGATCTCGCGCTCGTAATACTCATCGATGATGAGTTGATTGAGCACGAGCCGATTCGCCTCGTCGTGAATCGGGTAGTCGTCGAGCCCGATTCGCATGCCGTCGCCCGCGTCGTGTTCGTACCGCAGCACCTCCCACAGGTTCGGACCGAATGCGCCCATTAGCCCAACCTCTTCTCGTTAACTTCACGCGCCAGTTCACGGAGCTGCGCGCCCGTGATAGTGTCATGCGGCCACCACACAGGCTCGTCATCAATATAGATCCAATGCCCTGTCGGCGTCTCGTCGCTCACGCTCCCACCTTCTGCACGTCTTCTCCCGTGTTCGTCGCGTCGTCGCCCGCACCCTTGAGCACGGCCGTCTTCATGTCGGTGGTGTAATCCACCTTGATCTTCTCCTCACCGGCGAAATACTTCTCGTTGATCTGCTTCGCCGCGATGCGACGAGCCTTGAGGTTCGTTTCGCGGATCGTTGCGATCACGTCGTCGTTGCCCGCCGTCTCCGCAGCGGTGAGGCGTTCCTTCTTGTCCTGATTCGCGTTGTTGATCCCCATAAGCGTCATGCACTCCGACCACTCGCGGGTGCGGAGGATGTGCATGTTCATAATGTGATCCGGCTTGACCTCGAAATCGAGCACCGAAATCGCGTCCATCGGGTCGATGCTCGTGGAATCGACTTCGATTGCACGAGCCCCGGATGAAAGCTGACGGTTGATGTTGCCGATCGACTTCGACGTGTTCTGCGTGGTACGCAGAATCTTCATCTGACGCGCGTTCTCCGCGTTGATCTCGATGGTCGTGTCCATCTCCGCGATGCGCCGCGCGTAAATGTCGATGATGTCCCAATCCGGGATGCGCATGAAGTTCGACCAAATCGGCACGCAATCGGTAGCGCGCACCATCTCGTTCGAACCGTCCATGCCGTACAGCCAGAAGGACGTCGGTTCGCCGGTACGGGTCAGCCCCGTGCCCGCACCGGCGCGCAACGCCTCGAACTTGCCGAGCCCCACGTCTTCGCTCGAACCGTCCGAGAAGTGCACCTTCGCCTTCGCGGGCTGGAACACGGCCAACGCTGTGAAGTTCAGCGCCATCTCCATCCACCGGACGTTGACGCCGACCTCCTCCATGCCCTCCCACGTGAAGCGGTTCATGCTGATCTCCATGAGCTTCCGCTCGATCATCCACTGAATCGCTTCGGTGCTCGATCGGGAGCTGCGCGTCGGCCGTAGGAAACGCCGATACGCGTCGGCGTTCGTGGTCGACTTGAGCGCCTGCATCTGTGCGCCGTTCGTGCGTGCCATCAGTACGAGATCCCATCTTTCGGCTGATTGTCGGTGGGGGCGGTGGTGCCGATGTCTGACGGGTCAGACCACACCGTGACGCCCTTCTCGAAGATACCCCGGATGGTCTGCTTGAACAGCTCCGGAATCGGCGCTTCGATCACATAGGTCTCCGACAGTTTCAGATAACTGAATTTCGACATGAACATGAAGTCGGGGTACTTGCTCATGTCGACGTACTGCTGCACGGCGTAGCCGTATCGGAGCCAAATGTTGCCGATGCGCTTCACGGCGGCGTTGTCGAGCAACTTCCATCGTGCCGACACTTCCGCCTTGTTGTGCGCAAGGTTCATTGCATCGCCACCGAATTGCCCCGCAATCGAGGGCTGCGTCAACGCGGCATCCTGCACCTTCGCGTTGACCGCCGCGATGTTATTCAGATAATCGCCCTTTGCAGCTCGGCGCGCAAGCGACACGTTTGTGTCGCGAATGGCGCCCGTCGCTGTGATGGATGACGCGGCGGACGCGGCGCGCTGCGTTTGCTCGATTGCCGCCTGCTGCGCAATGGCATTCGCCTTGATCGTTGCCGTAGCGTCGTACCCGGCCAGTGCCATCGGGTTGATCGACGCGCCCACGCCGAGCCGCGACGAGCTACCCATACCCGACGCCGAGTGCGCGCCACTGTCGCCGTACGAGGTTCCCGCATCCGCACCGACGCCGACCGTGCCGAGCGCGCCACCGATCAACCCGAGGTTGTTCCCGGTCTCCATGTTGAGCTGCGCCGACGCGCCCGACGCCGTGATGCCTGCTGCCGCTTGACGCGCCGTGTTCGCGATGTCCGCGTTCGCGATGTCTTCCGTCGCCTGCGCGCCCATGAGCGCACGAGTCTGCGTCCACGCTGCGGTCTGCCGCTGAAACGCGAGCCCGTTCTTGTTTGCCGCGAGATAGCCGATTGCCATATTGTTCACGATCGGCAGTGACGGGAAGTTCGAGATCGTCGTCATGAAGTCCAATGACTCCGCGTTGTCTTCTGCGCCGCCTGCATCGGACGTCGCCGCGTCGCCGTTGTATCGCAACGGCATGAAGCTGACACGCTGACCGGGCGGCACCATGACAGCCATCTCGCGGATCGTCGCGTCGTCGTCCGCCCACGATTCCGGTTGCACGACGAGCGGCTGACCCGCCCACGTTGTGATCTCCACGAGCGAATACGGGTACGTGAGGAACTTCTTGAGGATGCGATACGCGGCGAGATTGTCGGGAAGCCGGTTGAGAAGCGTATCGCGCCAATCCGCCGCGAGCTGCGTGTCACGAGTCTGCGACGGCCCCGCCGGGTATTCGTACATCACGAAATCCGGCTGCTGAATCACTGTCACGCCGCCATCAGGAAGGTCAACGGTGACCGCATTCAGCACGTCCGGCGCGACATCTTTCAGCGTCGCGCCGGGGTGGTAACGCAACACGCTCGGAATGGGCGTGATCGAAAGGATCGCTTCCGTCATCCACGGGAAATCGACGTACTGCTTCTGAAAACGCAGGTAGTCACCGGGCGTGGGGAACACATAGAACGATGCGCCCGACACCATTCCGTCGACAACCGAGCCTTGCGCCGCGACGAGCTTCGGCGCGTCTTCCGTGCCCGGCGCTTTCGTCATGTCGGCAGCGGACACCACGAGAACCGAATACGAATCGAGCGTCATCACGTCCTGTGAAGCCGTCTTCACGATGCGGTACTCACCGCCGACGTCGAGACCTTCCGGCACGCTCAAGTAATCACGCCCGTAGTTGTTCATCTGCTTTGTGTTCGCGATGCCGATGTGGCTGCGTTCGACGTAACATAGCCCGAGCTTGAATGCGCCGATGAACGTCGCCCACGCGTCGAGCTGGAGGAACAGCCTCGTCGTGTTCCCGGCGAAATACGCGATGTCGTTGATGAAGTAGTAGTACGTCTGAACGCGATGCGCTCCGGGAACCGGGTTGCGCGGGTTTCGCACGCGGATGTAATTGTACTGCATTGAATCGTCCATCGGCGTGTCGATGTCGAGATACATCTGCTGGAACTTCTTCTGTGACGCGTTCGTGAAGTTCAGATTGCCGGGCTGCTGATCGATCCACGCGTCGATGTCGAACGTCGGCTTCATGACGTCGCGATAATCGCTGTTCCACCGCACGTTCGTGAGCGTGATGCGCGTATTCGTCGGCCATGACGCGTAACTGAACGACTCCCCGAAATCGGGGCGTCGCGTCGGAACCTGCGTGATCTCGTTCATCATGCCCCCACGTACGTCATGTTGACAACAAGGCGCGAACCGGCCGGAATGTACGGCGTGCCCGTACCCGATACGACTGTCGAACCGCCGCGCAGCACGCCACCAGTGTCAATGTACATGTTCGCCTTACCAACGACATAGCCGCCGTTGTATACGTCTGCGGCCACGGCGCGACTCGCTGTCGGCTTCGGCAATCCGGACAACACGGCAGCATCAGCTGCAACACCAGAACTTCCCACGGTGATGTCGGCGTTCAAGATCGCCGTTCCGCCGAAGGTGTAGCACGCGACGGAACCCGTCGAAGTCAGTGTCGCCCCGGTGATGCTAACGCCGGACACGCCTGTAACGGCGGGCGTCGTGCCATTCACTCCCGCAGCGCCGCGTCGACCCTGCACGGTAATCGTCCACGAATTCGACGAGTACGCACCGCCCGGACCGATGTCGGCCACAATGGTGACGCTCGTCGCGTCAATCGCCGAAATGTAGCCGGACTGTGCCTGCCCCGTGTTGTTGTTGTTCACGGCAATGGCGCCCATGCCAAGCGTCGCGTCGAGCGGCGTATCAGTGAAGAATTGCCGTGCGAAACCGACACCACCGTTGAGCGTGACCTGCGTCGATGACGTCGTTTTGAAGCGCTGTGCCACGCCTGCGGGACCCGTGGCGCCCGTGTCGCCCTTCGGTCCCTGCGGTCCGGGAACGGTGGATGCGGCGCCCGTGGCGCCTGTTGCACCGGTGTCGCCCTTCGGCCCTGCGGGTCCCGGCACGGTGGACGCGGGACCCGTCGCACCGGTGTCGCCCTTCGGTCCTTGCGGTCCCGGCACGGTTGAATCGGCACCCGCGGGACCGCGCGGGCCGGGCACGGTTGATGCGGCACCCGTGTCGCCCTTCGGTCCCGCGGGTCCCTGCGGGCCGACGACGGCGGCGCCCTGATCGCCCGGGTCGCCCTTCGGTCCCGCGGGTCCCACGGGTCCCGCGACGCCGCGCGGTCCCTGCGGACCGGGGAGCTTCGCGTTCTCCAGCTCGCGGAGAATGACGCGCCATTCCGCTTGATCGGCCGGCACGGGAATCGGTTCGAGCGTTGACGGATCGACGGTGAGAAGCTGATCCCATCGGTAGAAGTTCGTGGGATTGGCAACGAATGCCGTTGTCTTCTCAGTTTGAATAGCGCCCTGCACCACGTTGATGTTCCACGCCTTGTTGACGGGCGGCGGAGAGAGTGTCAGAATGGGTTTCTGACTGATGTCGAACCGACTTGTCACGAGTGTTGCGTAGTCGGCACCGTTCTTGTCCACGAGCACAGCACGCACATTGATCGGTGACGACAGTCGGCCGTCACTCCCTCGTGTAGCCGGTAATTCGATTGTCGTCACGCCTTGATGGTACAGCGAAACCCCCACGATCGGAGAAGCATCGTGGGGGTTTCGCGGATCGATCACCGCAACCGAGCCACCCGGGGAGGAGCGCCCCGGGTGACTCGATCGTAGCAGACCTAGCTCGCGGTGATCGGGGTGGTCGGCAGCGACGTCGCGCTTCCGGCCGTGTACCCCGTCTTCGCGGCGCCGACGATGCAGGTCAGCACCTTGCCGGTGTCGCCCGCGACGGCCGTGTAGCTCGACGCGGTGCCGTTCGCCGCGACGTTCGCGCCGTTGGCCTGCCACTGGAACGTCAGGGCGAGCCCTTCCGTGTCCCATTCGCCCGGGTCGACGGTGAACGTGTCGCCCACCTTGCCGCCACCCGGGTTGATGACGGGCTGCTCGACGTTGGCGATCTGCTGCACGTTGTCGTCGACCTTCTGGCCGACGCCGCCGTACACGAGCGAACCGAGCACCGGGATCGTGAGATCCTTCTGGTACGACGGGTCGCTGACGCTCGTCGCGCGAACGGTGACGCTCGTCGCGGCGTCGTCCTGCGCGATGAACAGCGTTCCCACGTTCGTGATCTTCGACTTCGGGCTCCGCTTGCCGATCAGCTCCAGCCGCACGGCGCTGTTGGGGCCGCCCGCGGGCTGCGTCGTGGCCGACGTCTGCACGATGAAGATGCGACCGCGCTCCACGCCGGTCGTCGTCACGTCGTTGTCGTCGTTCGCCGGGTCGAACACGTGGATCGCGGCGATGCCGTTCACCTCGTAGTTGATGACGTTGATCGGCTTCTGCGGAGTCGACACGCCGACGAGCGCGGGCACGAACGGGCTCGCGCTGTAGATGCCGTCGTGCTGGTGGAAGAAGTTCGTGAAGCGGCCGGGCGCGTTCGGCACCTGTGCCATGTCGAGGAACGTGTCGGCGCACACGAAGAAGTTCTTCGTCGTGAGCGCCCACTGGAAGTTCGGGATCTTCACGTCGTCGTCGGGGATCACCGTCATCCGCGACGAGATGTTCGCCTTCTCGATGTTGAACGCCGCCGCGAGACCTTCCACGTCGAGGTTCGCCTTCGCGTTCGGCGTGATGAACAGCTCCAGGTCTTCCGCGTGCGTCACGATCGGCATGTGCGCCGGGTTGTACAGCTCGGAGGGCTTGAGCGGCAGCTTCTCCGCCCACGCCCGCAGCACCTTGAGGTTCTGCTTCGCGTCGTTTGCGTCGGCGTTCAGCGTCGAGATGTCGGGCACCTCGATCGGGTAGAACCCGTCCTCCTGCCAGTACGTGTTGAACAGGTTCAGCATGATCTCGAACTCGTCGAACTGATCGCTGTTCGTGATCGCAGCCATCTGCTGCTCCACGAACGACGCGACGCCCGAGCTGTTCATGAACGCCTGCTTGAGCGCGCTGTGGTTGATGCTGACCTTGTACTGATCGGCGCGGTCACGCTTGTGCCACGCGACCCGCGTCGGCATCGGCGCGCGGCCGAACAGCACCTTCTCCAGGTACTCCGCGTCGGGGTTGTACGCCGTCGCGGTGATGAGACCGAGCTGGATTTCCTCGATCGACTCGCCGAACTCCAGTTTGCCGCGCTTGTACTTGGCGAACTGGTTCGTGTAGTTCTTCGTGAGTACGATCTGGAGCCCGACGAGGTTCATCAGCTCGTTGACGGCGGCGTTGCGGTTCGGCGTGTAGTCCCACACCTCGTGCAGCACGTCGGCCATGTTGGCCTTCGTCGCCATCGGGACGCGGTTGTCGTAGTCGCTGCCCGCGAGCGACCCCTTGATGAGGTTGAGGATGTCGACGTTTTTCGCGGCTGCGACGTCGAACAGCTCGATCTGCTGTGCCATCTGTTCCCTGTTCTACTTCCTGTTGAGGGGTTGGAATACCCGCTTCTTGATCTCGTCCAAGCTGTTCGGATCGGGGTCGCCCTGCGGCTGCTTGTCAGCATCGCCCTCCGGGGCGTTGTTGTACAGCTCCCACGCCGCAGCCTGCGCCTTCTGGAGGTCCGTCTTCGTCTTCGACAGCTCCTCGTCCCTCGTGGCGATTGCCGCATTCGCGGCAGTACGATCCTTCTCCGCCTCTTCCAGCGCGTCGGCCTTGAACTTCTCGAAATCGAAGTCGTCACCCGGCGTGAAGCTCTTGAGGAATTCGTCAATCGGCATTGCATTGCTCCTGATCGTGCATGTTGCGGAATGCGAACGCCCCGCCACACTGAGTGCGGCGGGGCGTTCTGTCTTGCAGTGTGTGGCTGATCGGTGACCCGGACGGGCGACCTGCGAGGAAGCGTGTACCGCACCCGCAGCTCTCATGCTGTGCACCGGGACGGGCCGCGCGGATGCTGCCGGTAGCCACACCGGCAGCATAGCGGGTCACGCCGCCTTCGGCGTGGCCTTCTTCCCGGCGTCGGTCTCCGTCGACTCGTCGGCGTCGGTCTCCGTCGACTCGTCGGCGTCGGCGGGCGCCTGCTCGTCCTCCGCCTTGCGGGGGCGCACGATCTTCGGGACGACGATGTAGCGGAACTCGATGGACTCGCCCTTGTCGACCTCGCCGACGACCTTCGCGGACAGCTCCGGCGCGGCGGACTCGCGGAACCACCGCTTGTGGCGCTCGATGGCCTTCTTGCCGTCCTCCTCCTTCGGGAAGGTGACCTTGATGGACGCGTGCTCACCGGCCGCGATCTGCTCCGCCGTACGGGCCGCGTCGGCGGCGACGAGCGCCTGCACGTGCGCGCGGTACGGCTTGCCGTCCTCGTCCGGCTTGTACATCTCGATCTCGAAGTTCGGCGCAGCAGCCTCGGTCTTGTCGGCCATGTCATCGTTCCTTTCGTCGGTTCCTCGGTGACATGAGAATCGTACAGCTATTTCATGCGGGCTGCAATTCCATTGCCGAGATGCAGCGGGGGCATGTCACGGCCGCTGCGTCGTCCGTCCAATTCGGTGTGACCGCTCCGCACGTGGCGAGCGTGTTGCGGCGGTACGTGTCGGCGGCGAGCTGTCGGAGGTGGATCTGCGGTGTCGTCATGGGGATACCGTACTCACTCGCGCGCGGGCGCGCACGCGCGGGATACGCGACTCGTGCTACGATGTCAAACGAGCGCCCGGTATGTTGCCGAGGCATAGCAACACCCCACGCGGCTAGTCGTGGAACAAGGTGTCCAACCTGATGCCGGGGAAGTGGATGCGGTGTTCGAATCCCGCCCGGGCGCTCACTCAAGTTTCAGTTCGTACGGCACGTCGGCGAGGACGACGCCGCCGGGGACGGCTTTCGGGTTGAGCTTGCCGTGCACGTACACGCTGCCGGCGCTCTGCGGCCACTCGGACCAGCGGCGGACGATGCCGCCCTTCTCGACGCCGACGTGAGTCCCGGCTACAAGATCGTCAAACGTGAGCGCCGCGCTGATATGCGTGGGGATCCCGGCAACAGCGTTGTGAAAGCCTCGCTCACCTTCGGGCTCCCCCGTCTTGCCGATCGAACGGCCGTATTCAAGGTACGCTTTCGCGCGGATATACCACGCTGCATCGAAGTCCAGCTCGTGTTTCCATGCTCCGAGGTTCGATGGGTGAACGTCGAGTGTGTCGGGAATATCACTGCGCAGTAGATGCAGTGAATCGGTGTCCGCATACGCGAACGCATCGAAGTTCGCTTGTGCTGCACGAATCGTGACGTCACGGGCGTACGACGTAATGAAGACGCCCGCAGCGGTATAGACCGGGTTTCGAACTTCATCCATCCCTCGCCTGAGTCGAACGGTCCCGTTCTCGTCGAGATACGGAACCTTGCCGGTGACGTCCGGCCGAGTCGCATATTTGCCGTACAAACTGTTGAGGAACAGCTTACTGATCTCCCGGATGCCGCCGGAGCTGTTCGCTTTGATCTTCATGTATTTGTCGATGTACGGGTCGAACACGTTCAACGCGGCTTTGAACCGCCACCCACCCTCCCACGCGAGCACATCGACGTCGTAGTGGTCACACATCAAAGCGTAATCGACGTTCGTCATCATCAACGTAACCGGTTCGTCGATGTCGTGCAGATACTCTGTCGCCTGGAACATCATGTTGTGTTTGATTTGCACCGTCGGGATGTAATCGGGCTTGAGCTTCGCGGTGAACGTGATCGCGAAGATCGTCAACGGGTGCGACTTCGTGGGCATCACCTTCCCTGCGACGAACTGCGGTTCCCCGTACGGGATGGGTTGCGTGTACATGACGGACGGGTACAGCGAGTTGACGTCGAACACCTTACCGGCGCCGAGCTGTCGCCCTTTGTATCGCGGGTCAGCGTACGTGAAACCGCCGCGATACGCCCGTCGAATCTCCGAATCCATCGCGAACGACAGTACCGGGAACAGCCGGTCGAATTGATTCTTCCCGATGATGTTCTTGAACTCGGCTAACGCGTCGGCTCCGACGGTGAGCTTGTGCATCCCCTGGCTGATTTGCTGCCCCACAGCACGTGCGACGATCCATACATCTCGTCGTATGTAATCAACTTCATCGTCAGTCGGATGATAACCCACCGGGCGAGGCGCTTCATAGTCGATGTCTCCCTTGCTCTGTTCCATCTTGAACGATTCCGCGATGCGCTTCACCGTCATGGGTAACTTCTTCGCGCTGTCCCGGAATTCCGTCGAGAACCCGGAGAACCACTTCACCGTGATCGAATAGAACGCTCCCATGTCACTGATAAGCGTTTTGAACCCGCCCGCTTGAACACCCCCTGGTCCCTCCTGATGTTGATAGCCGTTCTTGAGGAGCCAGTCGATGATGAAGCGTCCGTCGAAACGGAGATTGTGGAAGTAGCAGACGAGGTTCTCGTCGGCCACACGATCAATGAAGTCGTCGAGTGATGTGCCGACTTCGACCTGCTCAACTGCAAGTGATTGCCAATCATCAGGGATCTGTACGATTCCCCATCCCCATACACGGCAATCGTCCGCGACCGTAGTCGTTTCGAAATCGGCCACAACAAACTGACGACGGCCGTGCGTACGAGCTTTGCGCTTGGGGCGCCACGGTTCGACATCAACTCTTCTTCCTGCGTCGAGAAACGCGACGGGCGCCGGCGGTATTACCTCCGGCAGATGAACGGGTTGCGGCATTACCACGGGGCGCGATCTCCTTCACCCAGTCGAGCTGTTCGCGCAGCGCGTTGTAGACCTCTTCGGACTTCTCGATACCGTGCCGCTCGAAGTAGTCGGCATCGCGGTACTCCTTCACCTCCGACTTCGGAGGCGAACCGACCATGTTCTCCACCGCGATGTCGAAGAACGTCGACGCGTCGACGAGGAGCTGCTTCTGTTCCAGCGTCAACGCTTCCACCTCGCCCTCGAGATCGCCGAAGCCGGCGTTCCGCAGCGCCCCCTCACCGGAATTGAGTCGCTTGCGCACTGTGCGTGACGTGTAGTCGCCGCGCGCTTTGGCCTTCATGCTGTCGATCAACGATTCCAGCGACTCGTCGGGCGTCTTCCGCGCCGCACCGCCGATGAACCGGGCGTCGCGTTCGATGCGTTCGTGCACGCGACCCTGATTGTTCGCCCGCTGCTCCGGCGTCGTCATCTTGATCCGCGCCGACACGGTGAGATCCTGGCCGGGCAACGCGCTGGCGCCGTACTTCTCGATGAACGCCGCCGCACGGTCGTTGTTGATCTTTTCGAGGTGCTTGTACTCCTCGAACCGATCGCGTCGTGCCGGCGCGTTGCCGAACAGGCCTACGAACTGCGTTCCACGTGACAGGAACGACTTGAGGCGACGCGCGTGCGCTTTCGCTTCGTTCGTCGTCATGTTCTCCACGTTGCGTGCCCCCACGCGAGGGTCGAACTTCGAGTGCGCGAGGTCGATGCCCTTCGCTTCGTTGCGGGACACCTTCTTCGTCGCCCGACGCTCAGCCTGTTTCGCTGCGTCGATCGCCCGTTGATGGGCGGCAGTCCGTTTCGCCATAGCTCCCCGTTAGACGTGGAACGGCCCCGCGCGTGAAACGCACGGGGCCGTCCATGATGACCGTTCTCGGCGGTGGTCAGCCGTTCCCTCAACGCGCCCCCACCTTAGGAACGCGCATACCGAGTCACTTGGCCGGCTTGACGCCCGCCAGCTCGTAAGCCGCCTTGCCGAACTTCATCGTCAAGTACTGACGACCGGCCGGGCCGGCGAGCGCGAACGCTGCCGCCGGCAGGTTCTCGTCGGTCCACGTGGACGGCTCCTGCGCGACACCGATCAGGTTGTTGACGCTGCGCAGCAGTCCCTGCGAGATCGCGTGCAGCGCGATGGACTCGCCATCACGAGCACCGCGACGCACGATGTAGACGAGCCGGGGCTGCGTCACCATCTCGCCGGTCTGCTGGTCGGCCATCGCGATGCGCTGGATGATGATGTCCTTCACGAACACCAGCTCCTTGAGGTGCTCACGGACAGCCTCGCTGTTCGTGACCGCCTCAAGGATCTCCATGCGCGAATCCATGTCGATCGCGTTGATGCTGCTGTACGCGAGTGCACGGCCGTTCCTAATGTCCTCGATCGCCTGAGCGGTGGCGTCGTTCTCGTAAAGAACTTCCGCTTCGACGGTATCGACCTCGTTCGCCATAATGGCTCCTTCATGTGCTCCGAATAGCGCCCAAACGACGCCGTGTGACCGGTGGGATTCGAACCCACAACACGTGCTTGACCGTGCCGGCCTGATTACTTACGGTCACCATCTCACCCTCGACTCGAACGAGGTCGCACCCGGCCGGATTGCCTGTTGTGTGAGAGTGGACGTAGCGGGAATCGAACCCGCGATCTTGGCTTCTACGTGCGGTGATCTTGACCTAATGCGCCCGTGGGATGTGGAAGCCAACGACTAACCCAGGATTTTCAACGGTTCGGATTCAGCCTCTACCGCGTCTGTCGCCGGCGTCCACATCAGCCGTTTCGATCGGAGGCCAAACCGCCTGGACAACGCCGTCGCGATGTTCCACAGGTATTCAATTGGGAGCGCACCGTGATGCTGCTCGACCGTTACGTGTTCCCCACCGGCTTGAGATAGACATTACACGGCCCCTGCACGAGGGGCAACGTCTGACACGCCGCCCTGATCAGGCATTTTATCTGTCCACAGGTAGACAGATCGGTCTGTGGAGACTTATCCACAGGGTTACCCCCATGTTGGGGGCATGTCGTTTCCTCGGCGTGTCGCGCGTCCCGTAGAATAGGCACATGAACACCGCCGTCGAGCCGGGCGTTTCGCTCCCGTGGCTGCTTGAGAACGACCGCATCAACCGCTGGTACTACCGTGACGAGCCGGCGCCCGGATCCACCGTCATGTACGCGCACGAGACGTACACCGACACTGTGTCGCACGTCACGCTTACGCATGTGTGGCTCGTATCCGGCCGCGCATTGATCCGGCCGTACATTACGCGTAGGCTGGTGCGATGGAGCATGAACACAATCCGCGAATCCCGCAGCCGGCGGCGACGCCGCACGTACATCCACATGACCGGCTCGTCGGCGTCGATCGCCTGACCGCCCTCACCCTCGAAGCGCGCGTCGCGATCGAAGCGTGCCGCGTCGAGAGTCAACCGTGGCAATACGTCGACCGCGCCACCTTCGAAGCAGCTTATGGCCCTATCGGCGGGCCACTCGCCTATGTCGACACCGATTCAATGCGCGTCGCATGAGCGCCACCGACTTCCGCAAGATGCTGTTCACCAACGGCGGCAACCGGTGGATCGGCCTCGAATGCTCCGACGGCGCCACCGTCACCATGATGATCGACGGCATGAGCGGTTACGCACCGAAACTCAACGCCGACGAAGTGAACGCGCTCATCGACGCGCTCGTCGAAGCGAAGCAGGTGATGCATGGATCATGATGAACTCGAATACTGGGTTCAACGGTTCGAAGCAGACATCGCGTATGAAGAATCAATAGGAGAAGGGATTACATCGACCGGAGATACCGCACGAAGCTTCGTTAGGAAATGGCGAAGTCTCGAATAGCTGCTCAATAAGCGCCCCGTATGCCTTGCATACGGGGCGCTTTTGTATGCAATAGCCGTGGGGCGTCGCGTTATGTGCTACAATACAGACATGCTGGCGATTACTATGCACAAAATCGTGTTGGACAAACATGGCAAACCGACTTATCTCTGCGGCGGGTTAGGATCGGGAGCGTTTGTCAATAGTAATGTGAACTGTGAAAACTGTATTGAATTGCTGCATGAATAGACGCCCCACGTGTATTCAATACACGCGGGGCGTCGCGTTT